ACGGATTACGAAAGTTAAGAGATTAATTATGCAAAACATCAAACACCTTTATAAGGTGCTGGTGCCTAGCACGTTAACCTGGTCCTTTCTGGTAAAACAGAGAGTAAAACTGGCGGCGTCGATCCTTCGGGTCGTGCCGTTGGTCTTTGGGCAATTAACAAGTTCCTACGTGAAAGTTGTTTTCGGGTTTGCCTCGAATGTCGCGAAACTGTACCGGCGACAAGGTCCGAGAGGCTGTGCTCTTTATCTGAAAACCTGCACTGTTGCTTTGCAACAGGCTGCGGGTGGGATGGTGAATCACGGTACTTGGGCCTTGGGAGCCAACATCCGGCGTACACGCCGGGGCCTGCCTCGGATTATAAATCCTCAACACAGAGTACGAATCCACTTAGGGGAGGTGGCGGTAATCAGGTTTTGGCTCACTCTCTTCGGACTCTATCGCGTGATAGAGTTCCCGGGAAAGCTGAAACTGACGACCATCACCAATCCTGGTGTAGATCTCGCTCCGTTTATGGAGGAATGGAAATCCTGGGTCCCTAGCTTCTACGAGAGAGCTCGGTTGATAACCGACGATCCGTGGAAAGTTAAGGTTACGAGGCTGGCGCCAGTCTCTATTCCGTTCATGCAGAAGTGCTCCCCGAACTCGGGGGGTTTTACCTCAGTAATGGGGATTCTGTGGGATGTTATGCTCTTAGGAGCTCATCCAGGTATGCATACTGCTGTCACACAGTGGTTGCAAATCGTGGACGGGGTAGAACTAACCTGGGCCTTCAACGGGATACTCAAGGTATTGGATGCTTGGATCGCACGAAAGTGGGACCTCAAGTTCTCCAGTATAAGAGATGATCTCCGCCTTGGAAGAGACCAAAAGGGGTCTCCCCTATCTATGGTGGTAAACTGGCAATCCGGGATGGGTACCACATCTGGTACTCTTCATCCGTTGCTTCCAGTTACCTTCGACACGAGATACCTTCTTAGGTCGTGGTACCTGGACCACTACTGGGGGAAACCTCTTTGGTTTGGTCGTCTAGCCTTCTTAAAGGAACCCGGAAAGATCCGGGTGGTGGCCATGGTGTCCCTCATCACCCAGACGCTCTTGTACCCCGTACATGAGTGGATATTTTGTAGGTTGCGCCTGTTACCCACCGATGGTACCTTTCACCAAATAAGACCTGTAAAGGCATTGGTAAGGTCCCTCGGCAAGGACGCATGGATTGCATCCTACGATTTATCGGCGGCGACCGATCGCCTTCCCTTGGCGATTCAGGTCGAGCTTCTAAAACCGTTACTGGGTGAGAAATTGGTCTCTCTTTGGGCTTACCTGCTCACGTCCCAGCCTTATGGGCTACCCCGGAAAGCGGTTACTTACCGTAATCTGGGGACCGATCGGGTCTGGTACAAAGTAGGACAACCAATGGGAGCCCTGTCTTCGTGGGCCTCGCTCGCGTTGACGCATCATGCAATTGTACAGATGGCTGCACATAGAGCCTATCCTAAAAAATCAGGATGGTTTCTTTCGTATGCAGTGCTGGGAGACGATGTGGTCTTAGGTGACCGCTTCGTTGCCGCGGAATATCTACGTATAATGGGAGCTCTGGGCGTGGAGATCGGACTTAGCAAGAGTTTGGTCTCCTGCACTACCTCCCTCGAGTTCGCTAAGCGAACCTTTATCCGTGGACAGGATTGCTCCCCAATCTCTCTAGCTGAAGTCATGGTTGCACGCTGCAACCTTGGCTCACTGGGGGAACTGGTCGCAAAGAATATGAGTTTCGGAGTGATCCGATTCTCTTCTGTAGCTAAATTCCTAGGTTTCGGATACCGAAACCTGGCTCAACTTCCAGTTGGGCTGGGTCTAGGTAATCGTTTCTCCAAGGTACTCGCCTACCTCTGCCGTCCGGGCGGGGTCTTTCCAATGCCTTTTGAGGCCTGGATTTTCTCCGTTGCACCGGGCGGAAAGGACTCAAGTATCATGGATCTTAGAGCATGGGCAACCGCCTCTACTCTTTGGGAAATGATCTTGGGGAATCTCCTGAGGCGTTCAGCGAGGGTCGCTAAAACCCTCTTCGATGTTACCATGTTCGATGTAGTTGAGGCCACCTTCTTGGAAAAGGAGGAGACCGAGGCTGCAAAGAAATGCGCTGACCGGAGAGTGGCCGGGAACCGAAAGGCACAAGGCGTGCCAACTAAGTTCTTTAGTGAATCTCTGAGGGAATTCTTTAATTTTGAGGTGCTTGCACCCCAATTTAGGGAGTTCTTCAAGGAGTGGATCTGTTATCCTTACCAGCTGAAACTCAGACGAAGGTTCGAGGTGATCGACAATACCCTGAGGGTACTGGATCCCAAGATCCTCCCTGACTGGACTGGTCTAGAGGTGCTTTGGAAGGAGGTCGTAACGGCGGAGGAAGGGATTGAATCCCTTCCCACCGCAGTGGAGTTTGTTAAGCGTCCTTCGGATGCTTCTTCTCCATCAACAGGTCTTATCAACCTGTGGGTGCGACTTCGGACTCTGGCAACTCGAGAGGCCGTTCCCGTCAGTAGCGTATCAACGCGTTTCTCCGCACGGCGTATGCCTAAGCGGAGACGGGCTTCGGGATAGTCAATCCCGGGCTCGGAAAGCCTAAAGTTGGGTCTGGGCAAGCATGCTTGTCCCAGCCCTCCAAATAGACGTGCGCACCTAAGCGCTATCCGGCCTGTAAAACGGTACAGTAATGTACCGGGGGCAGTCACCGGAATCCCAGG